TAATGTGTAATATATACAATAACCCTGAATTAAAGTGTATAATAACTAAGGCTGACAATCCAAAAGAAATCAAAAAAGGTGAAGATGTATTTATAAAACAGGGTTATCACTTTAATTGGCCAAGCATTAATGTAGACAAAGACGTTGCTATTAGAATAAGAGAAAATATACTTATTTCTTTGAGTACTATTTATGGTAAACCAGGAACATTCTTTGATTCGTGGGATAAAATAATAGACAAATGTGTGTATGATAAAAATGGTCTCAGACTTGTAGGTTCTGATAAATGTACGTACTCGGATGGAAAATACACTTATGAGAACCGTGTTTATAATTATTATACAACATACATCGGCAATAAACTATCAGAAGCACACGACAATATTTACAAATTCAATTTGTTGAAAGTAATTCAAGACACTAGCATTAGAACTGATACAACTGACATTACCAAATTTTACAATCTACCAGAATACGAAGAAACCGAGGAAGCCTTTGATTCAGAAAAATCTGGAAATTTTACATTGTTATCAAATGAAAATTCTCAGAAGAATAGTATTATACGGTTTTTTAAAAATCATGTAAACGGATACCGTGTAGAAGACATTCGTGGCATTTTAAAATCTCAAAAGTACGATACGTTATATCTCATAAATACGAAATCTAAGTATTGTCAGAATAAATGTGGGTATCATACAAATAATCACATTTATTTTAAACTAACTCCCGCCGGAATTTGTCAGATGTGCATGTCCGAGAATGACGGAGAACCTGACGATAATGGAAACGTAATCAATTGTAAAAAATTTGAAAGCAAGCGAATCCCATTGACCCATGATTTAATGTCTTCTTTAAAATGGGGTGTAAAACAAGATAAAACAATTTCGGAAAAAGACGTGAGTTTAGTATCGTTAATGATGGACAAAATAAGTGACAATCTGTCAAATAAAAAAGATCTGGTCGGACCGGCTAAAACTAAAACGAAAAGAAAGAAGTAAACACTATAAGCGTAATTCCTAACATAAGTCCAATAGCAGCTCTTCCGAGAAATCCTGGAGAACCTTCTATCAATAAAAATGAAGCGTTATTGGATAAAAATGTGTACATTTGATCAGAATTCAATACAAGATAAACAAGTGTTATAAATAAAATAGTTTTGATATTTTTATCGGTGTATAATCTTTGATATACTGATAAATTTACATCACGTGGTTTCTGAGTGGGAATGGGTACATTCTCTTCTGAATTATTAGATTCTAAATTTTCATTTTCATTTTCATTTTCATTACTATTTCCACTTATAGATCCCGTGTTCGACATCAAATCTTTTACAGAACATTCAAAATTTGACATTTTTATTTACATTTTGTATTTATTTTAAAAACTAAATGAAAACGAATTACAATCTACGATTTAATTTTAAAAAAAAAAATAAATTAAATATAATAAACAATGGGTATTAGTAACGTAGCCGTTAAAACTTTTGACTCCACTGGTGCACAATCTTTATGTAGAACCAATGATTACAAAGGAGACGAGGAAATAAAGTCTTCTTTCATTTCTAAGTGTCAAAAAATGTACATTTCTGGATCCGGTGAAACAGTTATTCCAGGCTCTTTAAGACAATTTCCTGTGTTAAACTCCGTAGATACATTCTATGTCAATTCTGATACCGATGCTATCTCCGATATGGTATTCAGTATTGAATTTAGATTTAAAAATCCTAATACGGCAGATATTCAGGAACAACTTGTTGTTTCTGTAACAAAGGACATTATATTAGCTATTATAGACCGGGTAGAGATTAAATTAGGTAGCTTAACAGTTCAAACACTTACATCAGATGACATTTACATTAGAAATTTAACAGAACTTGGAGCTCCGTACAACTTTCACAGCTCTATCGGAGAATCGTACAATTATGACGGTAATGCAGAAATTACAGACATTTCTCCTCATTGGAATAATGTCACTGATAGCCCTGCCAATCACTCGGATATCCATGTAATTCAGGCGTCCTGTTCATTACCATTTATCGGAAGAAATAAAGATATGTCACGCGCGCTTCTACAAGCTGGAGCCTTGACCAATGCTGTAACTGTAAAGGTTCATTACAACGAGTTATATAGAAATTTAACATCCATTGGTGGTTCTTCTCATCAGGTTATTGTGGGTGGGCGCGATGAAGCACCATATGGTTTTTCAGTTAATGACGTTGATTATGACTATTTAGATCTTGGATATTTCAAGAGTCATCTTAAAGTTAGAACACATATAATCACAGAAACTGAAAAAAAATTTATATCGAAGAATATAATCCACAAGGTATTAAATACTTCATCAAATGTAGTTAAAACTATTCCGAGAAATCTATCCGTCCAGCGTTTTACTGACACAACTACACAAATCGAAGTCGATCTTGAAAATATATCTCACAACGTTTCTCATCTTTTAATAGCAGTACGTTTACCACATGTACACAACAAAACGTTAGGATGCAATAAAAATACAGACACCTATAACAATTTACCAATGGACGAAATCGGCAGAGGTCGAATTGGTGGAACTGGTACTTCAACTCCTTTTGGTACGATTAATAATCTAACGTTTCAAAGACCCGGAGATCTTTTTGGTTATCTAAGATCTCCTATAGAGTCTATGGAACTCGTAGTCGGTAGCGATAGAACTGGATTTATTAAGGGAAGTTCGGCTCAACTTGATACATGTGAGAATTTTGATCTTAGGTACAGTGGTCTTCAAAGGGCTTTCTATATTATAACATTGGCTGAAAAGGCCTTTGACACCGCTGGTGTAGCATTTTCTAAGAGTAACAACAAAAAGTTAATTATTAACTTGTATAACCGCATTTTTTCGCAAATGTATACAAAAAACTCTCTGAATAGCAATGATTACGAACAAAGTGGTATAATCACTGTTACAGCATGTGGTACCAAAGTACAATCTGTAGTGGGTGGATCTATGTCTTTCTTGTAAATACAAAATGAATTTAAATCTTAAAAAAAAATACAATAGATATATTAAACATTTCATGGGAATAGATAATGTATCTATTAAAACTTTTGATTCGACGGGGTCACAGTCTGTTTGTAGATCAAACGAATACACATCTCGTGAAAACATAAGTTCTAGTTTGCTTTCTAAATGTAAAAAAATGTACATATCCGGCACGGGTGAAACAGTTATACCGGGAAGTCTAAAGACTTTTCCAAATAGTTCTAATCATGACACGTTTAGCATCAATGCGGAATCAAGTGCATTGTCAGAGATTTCATTTTGTGTAGAATTTAGATTTAAAGCCCCTGGTACATCAGCTGATTTTGATGTATTCGTTTCGAATGACATAATTCTAGCATTGATACACAAAGTTGAGATCTTTTACGGGCACTTTGTTATTCAGACTCTCACTTCAGACGACATCTATATTCGGAATTTAACAGAACTTGGTAAAGGTTCAAATTTATCTGGTCCAAATTTCCACTTAGAAGACAAACTTGACAATATTTATCACAGAAAATGTAAAGCAGGTGACGTTGTTTACATCCAAGCATCATGTTCTATTCCGTTTATCGGTAGAAGTTTAGAAATGAAGAATGCTTTGATACGTCAAGGGGCATTAACTAATAATCTTACACTTAAAGTTCATTATAACGATTTAAACCCTTCATTAGCTCAAAGGTCTGTTCAAATTTTATCAGGTGGCACAGCGATTGTGAATTACCTAGACTCTTCTTATTTTAAATCCTTTATTAAACCTGTAAATCACTCCATAACTGAAACTGAAAAAAATTACATATCTGGAAATTTAATTACACATTTAGTACATACATCTCAATTTGCTCAGCAAGCTATTAATAAAGTAACAGCTGTGGTAAATGTATCAGGAGATCTTTTTGAAGCGGTTGTAAATCTTGATGATGTTAATATAAACGTAAGTCACATATTATTTTCTCTCAGATTGCCCCACATTTCTAATAGAATCATAAGTAAATCTTCGTCAACGACGTCAAATTTAGGATCCAATGGCCACGAACTACCTATGTACGCTACTAACGGATTTAGTGACATTACAGAAATTAAAAATCACACATCAAGTAGTATAGTGTACGATACATTTGGATACTATTCAGATTTTATAGATTCAGTGGAATTGATTCTCGGTAGTGACCGAACTGGTTTTATTAAATCGAGTATGTTACTTATGGATAACAACGAAAATTTTGGACTCAAGAGTGTAAATTCAAATGATTTTTACATCGTTAAATTGGCTGAAAAAGCATTTGACACATCCGGTATTGACTTTTCAAAAATACACAATAAGAAATTGTGTCTCAAAATTAAAAAAGACATATTCTTAACAGATGATCCAACTGATAATCATCCTATTGAAAATGCTTTGAACAGCAACAATGTTTCGCAAAATGCATACATTTCAGTAACCGTTTGCGGAACCCAGATGCAGTCTATTGTATCAGGTTCAACCAGTTTCAGTTAAATAAATTAAAATGTGTGTTTTTAATTTATTACGTATTAAATTTAAAATTATTTTCTTTTATATATTTAAATAAATACAATATGTCTGGAGCTGTAGCCGCTCATGCTGCTTATAACGGAAGTGGT